CCGACTTCATGACCGCAGAAAGCTATGACATGCCGTGGGATGTTCTGGGCACTGTTACCAGCCGCATCGTCAACGAAGTCAAGCACGTCAATCGCGTGTTCTACGATTGCACCGGTAAGCCGCCTGCAACCATTGAGCTCGAATAATGGAATATTTGAAAAATAAACGTATCTACGATTGAAAAATGAGCAAAAATCGACTTCTGACATCATTTTGACATCATCTGTGGCAAAAAGCACCTGCTGGATGTGCCGGAAATTGTAGCGCAGTTTATTATCGGAGAATAATTTGAAAGCCCCGGAAAGCAACGAGAAATCGAAACTTTCTGGGGCTTTTGTGACATCGTGACATCAAAAAACGAGCTGTGACATCATTCGTTTTCGGCTTAGACGAGTGGCATCAAATCGGATTCATCCGTGGAGGAAGAGGAAGTACTGAGAGTTTCCAGCCTTGACACGAGTTCCTGCTGCTTATTGGGGTACAGATGGGCGTATGTCCGCATGACAACAGGAACAGTATCCCCTATCCGCTTGGCCACCAGAACAATAGAGTACCCAAGTTCGATACAGAGAGAAACGTGGCTGTGCCGAAGATCGTGGACACGAATGTCCGGCAGATAGGTTATCTGGGTGCAGCGGGTCAATTCTTTGTTGAGGGCTGTACAGGTCATGTAAAATACCCGGTCATCTGGGGTCAGGCCGTATAGTTTAGAACAGTAGGTACGAAATTCTTCTGCCAGCCAATGGGGGATAGGCACATTTCTGTTGCCGCCCTTTTTGCTATTCTTGGTGGGGCCGAGAATGTCTTGACCCTTTTTCCGGTGATAAGTTTTATAGATTCGCAACTGGTCATCATCAGTCAGGTCTTTCGGCAGCAGCGCCAACATTTCACCTTCACGGCATCCTGTCCAGAATAGAATATCAAATGCCAGAAGATAGGCCTCATTGCGAAATTCTTTTCGTAAAATCTCGTACTGGTCTTTTGTGATGATAAGCATTTCACCGGCGATAGAGGACCCCATGTAGCCGGCTGCATCGCACGGATTGAATTGCAGACCGTAGAATGTCTGGGCATAGTTAAAGAGGGCAGTCAACTGTGCATGAATGGTATAGAGATACGTTTCCGCATAAGGCAGACCAGTGGCTTCGCCCATCTCCTTGACCCGCTGTTGCCAGTCTCGAATGTCCAGGGCTGTGATTTCGTTCATTTTCCGGTTTCCGAGAAGCGGAACAATTTTGGTGTCAAAAATATTTCGCTTAGTGTCCATTGTGGTGCCACGGACATGATGCTCCCGGTCGTTGAAGTATAACTCCACAAAGCTGGCAAGTGTCATATCACAGCTTTTGGCTTTCTGCAGATGAAATTCCCGCTCCCACTCCTGCGCTTCGCGGCGGGTTTTGAAGCCGCGCTTGCGCTTTTGCTTCTGCGCTCCGGTGAAATCAGTATATCGAAACTGGCAATACCAAGTTCCCGTTTTTTCGTCTTTATAGCAGGGCATCGAATATACCTCCTGAAGAGTTTATAAATCCCCGACCATTTTTATAATGGCCGGGGTCTTTTTTTATTGTGGAAGAATTGCCTTGAACTGGTCTACGTTGTCGGAATTGCTAAGCAGAAAATAAATATTTAGTCCGCTGTCAGAGCGAATTCGCAGTCTGCCATATTCGCAAACAAGGCATTTTTTATTGTTCTTATAGCGCCGGTCGGGGGAACCATCGGCATTGACCCGGAGCCAAGTTTCTTTGACCACCTTGCTATCCGCCGGTAGATGCTCCTGATCCGTGACACAGTTGACAGAATCGACATTGAAAGAGACCTCCGAAAGGTCGTATGCGCTGATTTTGCTATTGTGGAGATAGAACACCTTATCCGGGAAAATATAAATGGACTCCTTCTTATTCAGAGCGGCCGAAAAAACAGGCACATTTGTTCTGAGAAAATAGGGGAGTGCAGGCATTCCGAGAGCTTTTTCTTCGGATACGGTTTTCTCGGCACCGCCATTCTTTTTTGCGCTGCTGTTGGTGTGGGTTTCGGGTACATAGAAAACGGCATCACAGGCAAATAATTTACGCCAGGCGTTATACCATTCTTCGTAGGCATCAAACTGTTCATCGGTGAAGTCGTATTCCAAATTTACAGGAGCAATATAGTGGGCATAGAGAAATATGATGAATGATAAAATGGTCAGGAAAAGCCGCTGCGGTGTATGAAGAACGATGAAAGCGAGCAGGCTGATAGCTCCAACGATAAATGATGCTTTATTGAGAAAGCAAACCCGGTTGATTCGCTTCATAAGCGCCTTGAAGTCGGAATCTTTATAGTCTGCGCGGTCGGTAGATTGAATAACTTCCGTATCTGTATATGGTTCTTCTTTTAGAGCGCTTTTTCGTGCAGATTTATAAATGGATTCCTCGGTCGAATAACTCAATCCGGTTCCCGGGATGGAGGCGGTTTGCCGGATTTTTCCGTTCGCTGTTTTGGTGATTCGATACCCGGGAACACCCCATGAGTATCCAACACCGCTACCAGAAATATTGATGCGGAACCCACCACCAAGCCGAATGCTTTTTCTATACCTGAATCCCATATCACACCATAACCTTTCCTGTTATTTTATCACGAGCATTGGTATATGTTTCCAAAAGCTGGAAATGCAAAGTACAGATGTCATACTCTTTCAGTGGCCTATCTGTAAGCCGGGAAGGAGTGATGGCACATGGCAGCATCGGATGAACACCCGAAGCACGGAGAAGTGCTGGATGAAGTTCTGCGGGACGAAATCAAGGATTTACCCCCTGAACAGATCCGGCAGGTGCTTGAGTACATCGGGCAGCTGAAGGAGCAGTAACGCATCCTTCAGCATGGGCAGGCTCCCTTATTGGGGGTCTGCCTTTTGTTCTGCATCCAGAAATTTCAGGAAGCGAACGTATTCTATAACCTTTCGCATTTCATCATCGGTCAGGCCTTGTACACTGTCCATAAGTTGTTGCTGCATAGCATTTTTGACGTTTGATGCAGGGGCGTCTACCTCGCCGCGCAGGTAGGCCACGGACACCCCGTAGAGGTCCGCAATGATAGAAAGGTCTGCATCCGTTGGAGTTGCCTTACCGTCCTTCCAACCAGCAATCAGGGAACGACTTTTCCCACATAGGCGCGCTATAAAAGCGCCTGATGTGCCATAGTGTTCGGTCAGATCGACGATGCGTTGTACTGTAACCGTCATACGTTTTACCAGCTTTCTTCTAAGAATCTTGTGCACGGTGCTGAAATCTAACAAATGTTTGCTTTGCGGTCTTGTCCTCTAACAAGTGTTGGATTATTATATAATCACAATCAAACATTTGTTAGATTGCAAGAGCCAATGGAGGACAGGACAATGAGAACAGTAAAATACAGCGAATTGAGCCGGGCGATGCATGATTTCACAAAGCAGATTGACACGCTGGATGAGTGCATCGAAGTTGGCTTGGTTTCAGGCGAAAAGGTGCAGATTAGCATTTCGGCCAGTTGCCCGGAAGCAAACCCGGAGAGAGTAGCAGAGTTTGCAAAGCATCTGTCCGAAGTTGCAGTGGCGGCAAAGAACTTTAAATACGCCGGTTGTACAATTGTTCGATAAGGGGGATTCGATTATGACGTATGCAGACATCAACAAAATGTTCACCGCTGAAGTAAGCAAGTACTTGGCGCGTGGATATCACTTCAACACAGCAAGCATGAGTGGGAGCCAAGGTGAAACCGCCAAGGTTGATCTGACCAACGGTACGGAGATAATTCGAGTTCTGCTTCGAACCTTTTCCGATGGCTGGGATAAGCAGGGAACGGAATTGTTTGTCGGCCGTGTGGCCGAGAAAGAGAACGTACGTCGGGATGTAGCTTACTGCGTCAACACGATTTGGAATAACCGCCTGGAGCCGGTCAGCAGCCAGCGCTTCTACGAAGTGAATGGATATGGAGATTCCAACAAGTTCTATGGCACAGAAGCGGATGCGGAAGCCGTTAGCAAGGTACGGATGCGCCGCTATGCACAATGCCCGAGCCGCCAGAATAAGGACATGACCAACGCCCAAACCATCAAGATTGCCGTTCCGTTCATTCGCCGGAAACTGGGCATCAAGAACGTGGACAAGAAGCGCATTGAGGTGTTCCGCACGCCGGATCACCGGTACATCATCAGCTATCGCGGCACTGGGTACCAGCTGAACAGAAAGGAGGACTGAACCACAATAGCATGACCGAAACCAACACCTTTGAAACACAGGAGGATTGACTATGTATTGCAACAAGTTTTTTAAGACCGAGGATGAAGCCAAAGCATTCCAGAAGTCCCACGGCGGGGTTCTGTACAAGAACGTCAAGCGGAGCCACACCCGGGAATCGTACCGGGTGGAAGCCGCAATGGCTGTGCAGGGCGGCTGGATGCACGGCACTGATCTGGATGCACACCCGTACTGTGTGGCATGGAATGGCGAACCGCTGAATGCAAGAAAGGAGAATTAAGCCATGAAAGCACTGAAAATTGAGCCGGGCAAAGCCCCGGAACGCATTGATGTTGCCAACGAACTTGCAAGCCTGCAGAGCCTCGTGGGCGGCTATATTGAGGTGATTTACCCGGATGAACGCCGCCCGGTCGGCCTGATCTGCAATGAGGAGGGCAAGTGCTGCGGGCTCGAACTGAACAGAGCCTTATACCAAAACGGTAAGCCCTACGACATCATTGCCGGCACGTTCTTGGTAGTTGGACTTTCGGCGGAGGACTTCACGGATCTGCGGGAAGAAGATGCAGCCTATTTCGAGAAGCTGTTCCGCTCGCCGGAAAAGTTTCAGCGATTCGCCGGGAGGCTTGTTATCTCCAAGGTGGTTTCCGGCGGGGCATAAGCCCCGCTTTTTTCAAAATCGAAAAAACCCAGTCGGTTTTTCTGGGTTTTTTTAAAACCCAACGAAACCCAACAAAACCCAGAGAAACCCAAAAAAGCAAAGAATAAGATTAAGATTAAGAATAAGATTAGATGACTTCGTCATCATCACGCGCGGGCGCGCGCGTTATATGGCTGATGACGAGGACGAATCCAATTGATGAAGAACAGGATCATCGGTGCGGCCAAGCAGGTAATCAACGGAACAATCCAGTTTGTCCGCAAGTAGCATGAGCGTTTTTCCAGACGGAGGATCTTCTGCATTCTTCCAGCGTGTGACGGCTCCAGATGAGATGCCAAGCTCTTTGGCAAGCGGATTTGGCTTTGTTCCGCGGATTTCGCACATCCGATAAAAACGTTCCCAAAACAACAAATAGAACACCACCTTTTTGTGCAAAAGCATGAATCTCACAAAAATGAGAATATTGTATTGCTATCTCACTTTTGTGAGATTATAATATATCTAACAAGTGATTCATTCACCTGTTAGATGGAAAGGAAACGCAACATGGAGAGATTTGTAGCACCCATGGCTACATGGGAAATCGTGGGCGGCGACCTGCCGCCTGTCCGGGTTCGTGCCCGGACGTTCGATGAAGCACTTGCAAAGGCAAGGCTTCGCAATCCCGGCTATTGTGCCGGATGGGTCGTTGAGGAGGGCTGAACCATGGAAATCAAAAACGTGCACTGCGAGAAGCAAGCGCTGGAGCTTTTCAGGATGATGCCGGACAACAAGAAGTTATCTCTCCACAATGCGTTGAGCCGAAACCTTGAGTTTACCACTTCTTGGGGACTGGAACTTGGCGAACTCCGTGCTTATCAGAACGGTGTTTACATCACTCTCCAAGGTACGCGCTGCAGTTTTTCCGTGTATGCAGAGTTGGTGAACGGAAAGCCTGTTTTCAAGCGCAAGCCCCCTGAAAGCAAGCTCAGCCTGAAATTCAGAAGCGGTCTGCTGTTCGATGCTGGAGACTTCAACGAATTCTAAACAATATTGGAGGACAAGACAATGTTTAAGATCACCGACGCCGAGAAGCTGAGAGATGCTTACACCCTGCTGGCGTTCATCCGGGACACCACCACCGCCGAACAGAAGTCCGGCATGGCCGCATTTATTGCCAGCATCAAGAAGGAGATCCGGGACTACAACAACCGCCCGGCACCTGACAGCCGCATTATCGAGGAGCGCGGCATTGATGGCTACATTGAGCTGGTGCAGCTCCCGAACGAACTGGACAAGGCCAACAAGGTCGATGCAGCCGAATGGTTCCGGGAAAATCACTACTACGAGGTTTACCCAACGGCCTATGACTGTTCTGGCCAGCGTTTCACAATCTGGTACAAGCTGCACCGCCGCTGCGGACACTGGTTCGCATACCATTCGGTCGGCTTTGACGTTTAATCAAAAGGGGAGACTAAATCATGCTGGACAAAAACGGAATCGAAATCAAGACCGGGGACGTCGTAAGAATCACCGGGGCGTACTTCAAGACAGACAATGCGCTCTACTTTGTGGAGCACAGCGCAGGAGACCCCAACTGGTGCAGCAAAGACTACTGTCTGCTGAGGCTCAAGCGTAACGGCGAGCTGAGCAAGGCGAAGAACTCGACCTGCTTTTGGCCGATCATGGTCACGGTCAGCGGCTACGAGAAGTACATCACGGCTAAGACGTGGAACGAGGAGCACGCCCGGATCGAGGTAATCAACGACATCAACAAAACCCACCTCGTTGAATATTTCAAGCAGATGGTGCAGCATTGCGACGGCTGCATTGAACAGCTTACTTGGAACTTTGGCGAAAACTATCAGTCTGTAAAAGACTATCAACGGGACAAGACGTTTTACGAATCCGTTGTGGCAAGACTGGAGGCCTGAACGATGGACAATATCTGGAATGAATACTTTCTCTTGTCCTACCTGAAGGAAAGCAATCTGGAAGAAAAATACCGCGAAGAAGGGTACACGCACATGATCGTCAACGGCTATGAAGTCCGCTGGCCTCGCTTCGAGAACTTTATCTCCGCTTACCGGGCTGGCCATGTCGAATACTTCACTCCCGGCGGGCCGGAAGAAAACTGGAATCTGATTCCCACAGAGGACGTGAAATTTTAATCGCAAGAGTGGTAAACTCCCCCGCCTGATGATGACCTCCGGCACAGGTCGAAACGCCCGAAAGGGCGTCGCGGGAGCCAACCGCAAGAAAGGAAGATTCACATGAAGTATGAGATCTACCAGCTGAAAGAGGACACCATGGAGCAGGTAAAACTGCGGTTCATGGCATCCGATCAGGCCGCACAGCTGGGCGGCATCCACCGGGAGAACTACCGCCGGGTATACGGCGGTGAGATTCCGTCTGTCCCGGAAGTGGTCAGGATGCTTCTTCGCCTGTTCGCACTCTTCAACGGGTCGAATCGACCCGTTGATTTCTCTGGCCACAGCATGAGCGTGTCCGATATCGTGCGGCTCACCGAGGATGGTGCATCCAGCTGGTGGTACTGCGACCCCTACGGCTGGATGGAACTGAATGGGGAAGAATGGGGGCAGACCTGATGCGTCACTACACAAAAGCGGAGTGGCGCAAGATCCCAGAGTCCTACAAGGGACGTTGGGAAGCATCTCCGTACAACCTTGAACGAGTGAAGCGGGGCGAACTGCCAGCTGAGTACATCGGCAAACGGACAACCATCGTCAATGACGAGCATCGCGGGACGGTGCTTATCACCGAGGGCGCGCACTTCGTCATTGATGGCTGATTTCACCAAATCGAACAAACGTCCACAGAGAAGCGATTTGAGCCGCATATCCTGCCGGGCGGCAAATTCCCTGCGGGAGAATAGAAAACGCAAAATAGAGCCATCGGAGCGGCTCTGAGCATTATTTCCGCTGGCTCAGAATGAACTGCAGGAAATCCGTAACCTTTTGGCGTTCTTCATCTGTTAACTCCATACGCTGCACAGCGGGGTCAACGGTGCGCCCCATAAGGAAGTCCATGGAGCAGTCCAAGTAGTCAGCGATGCGCGCCAGACTGTCGGCGGCAATCATGCGGCCGGTTCGCAAGTTGGAAAGAACGCCTTTGCTCATTCCGAGTTCGGCGTACATATCCTTCAGCTGGATATTGCGTGCCTTTGCCTGAATTTTGATGTTTTCCGCAAGGGCGATAGAATCATACAAATTTTCGGTTGTCATTTTGTGTATCCTCACAAAATCCATCAATTGATGCTCGAACAGCTTGAAACGTTGCAATTGATGGATTATAATACACTTGTACAGAACAAATGTTAAGTGAAAGGGTACAGCGCTTACCATTCAGCGCGTTCCCCCAGAACCTCTCAGCAAAGGGGTTCATTCGTACCACGCAATACGAACCATGAACGTTGACCTCCTAAAGACAAGCGCCGCTGCAAAGCATAGCGGACAACAGCCGCAAGTTGGATGCTGTGCAGTTATAGCGCCGCTCCCATGACAGCTTCGCTTAACGACAGGGGAACGCGTTGAATGGTGGGTACTGGCTCTTTCATTTTATCAGAAATCTAACAAGTGTTCAATACACTTGTTAGATAAATCTTTGTTAGGAAGGAGAAAAAGCATGAAAAAGACTACGATGCCGGATTGGTGCGTGGCTGTCAAGAAGGCCATGATCGACCATGACGATATGACCGTTACGGAACTGGCAAAGGAAACGGGCTTTTCTCGCTCGCATATCAGCCAAGTCGTCAATGGTGTGCTGGTGCCGTCCGAGAACGTCCAGGGCGCAATCGAAAAGTGCCTGAACATCAGCGGGGTGGCGTACCGGAGCTAACCTACATCTCAAGTATACCAGAAAGGACGGCGTGAAAAAATGGCGATTGAAAGCCAGAATATTTACAAAAATGCGCGGAAATCTGCTGGTTTTACGCAGGAAAAAGCATCGCAGCTTTTGAACGTGTCGGTTGACAGCCTGCGGGACTATGAGCAGAGCCAGCGTCCAGTGCCCAGCGATGTAGCGAGCGCCATGTGTGACGTGTATCAAGCCCCATATCTGGCCGTGCAGCATCTGCGGTTGACATCAGATCTCGGCAAACGGGTCGTGCCTGAGATCCAGTTGAAAGACCTGCCGGAAGCTGTGCTGGGCGTTCTGGCGGCGGTTCAGCGCTTCTGTGCAAAGCGGGAGGCAATGGTAGAAATCGCCGCAGATGGCCAGATCGCTGAGAGCGAGCAAGCCGAATGGGACGAAATCATGTGCTTGGCCAACGACCTGAATGTGGCAATGAACAATATGCGCTTTTCGAAAGGAGGACGGCAGTCGTGAGCAAAGAGTCATATTTCATCGGTTGTGCAGAGGTTGCGGAACTGGTTGGCTGTGGCAAGTCCCGGGCATATAAGTACATCCAGCAGATGAATCGGGAGCTGGAAGCAAGGGGAAACCTCACGTTTCCCGGCCGGGTGCCCCGGCGGTATGCGATGGAACGCTTTGGTCTTTTGGGGGAGGTGCAGGAGGATGAAAGCACAAACGCTCGTGCCGCTGGCAGCGGCGGCAGCGGCGCAGCTTCTGGTGGTCGGAAACATCGCCGCGGCGTTCGCTTTCCAGCAGAAGCCGCCGGTTGAAACGCTGGTTACGGTACCGGTGGTGGCCGAGATCGAGCAGGTTGAATGCGTTCGTCAGGACCCGGTTCCGTATGAGCCGGTTACATATCAGGTGCCGCTGGATGCGGAACTACAGTCCTACACGGAGAAAATGTGCGACCTCTACGATGTGCCCTTGGAACTGGCTTATGCCGTCATGCAGGTCGAGAGCGGCTTTACCCCGGCGGCGCACAGCTCTACCGGGGATTATGGCTTGATGCAGATAAACAGCATAAACGCCGGGTGGCTCAAAGATGAACTTGGCATAACGGATCTGATGGATGCCCGCCAGAACATTCAGGCCGGGTGCTATATGCTGGGTATGTATCTCAGCGAGTACGAGGGCAATGTGAATTGCGCTCTGATGGCCTATAACCTTGGCACAGCCGGAGCCAAAAAGGCTTGGTCTGCTGGCACATATAGCACAGCCTACACGGACAAGGTGTGGAACGCAATGGTAGGGCTGCTGGAAGGAGAAAGGGATGTTTCATAAGATGGCGCAAATGATTCAGGCGCACACCGAGAGGATGCTGCTGGACGAAGTTTTTGCAACATATCGGGATGTGCAGGATGCTGCCGCCGAAATGGCGCAGGTGCTTCCGTGCCCTCGATGCGGAAAGCAGACCATGAAGATGCGCTTGCACAGCAATGCTCTTTCCCGTCAAGTTCCGGGCATCACGATTTGCGACCGCTGCGGAACCGAAGAAGCACTGGAAGATGCTGTTCACCAGCCGATGGATGTTCGCAAGTGGGCACTGATCGAAACCTACATGAAGGGGGCAAACCTGAAATGAAACGCAAAGAAAGGCATTTGACCGTGACGGGCTGGGTCGTTGTTGGACTGCTGGACACGCTGGCCGGCGTAATTTCCGGGGGGCTTATGGCCTTGTGGCAGCTGCCCAGTACATATCGCTGGCGCGGCTACTGGGCAATCGGCGGGGAGTGGATTCTCATTGTTGGTGCAATCATTATTGCGTCCCGCCTGATGCACGAACTGCAGATGCAGGCGCTTTTTGGAGGAAAGAAGAAGAATGACAAGGTGCGCTCGGTGTCACAGGGTCATTACAGATCCGGCGGCAATCGAAGTGGGGTACGGCGCGAAGTGTTACGTCAAGGAGTTCGGAAAACGGCTCCGAGCACCCGCAAAGCCCCGCAGAATCAGGACTGTCACACAGCCTAAAATCACCGCTGAGCGCCAGATTGTAGGGCAGCTCTCGGTGTGGGATATACTCGCCGCACACGAAAAAAGCGCTGACCAGAATGGTCAGCGCGCTACAAATGGATAGAGACCCACACGTTCCGTTGGCGCTTGATGCAGGAACATCAAGCCGGAAAATGCAGGTCTCCACCACACACAACCATATTGTAGCATAATCGGTTGATTTTTTCAACAGGTACGAAGCGGCGGTCAGGAGCATTCCTACTGCCGTTTTTCTATACAGAGAATCAGGAGGTACACATGGAAAAGGAAATTACTACCACCAATCAGACCACGGCGTTGGCAGATAGTCTGATTGTGGTGCAGCAGCTTCCTATCATCAAGGAGCAGCTGCACAGCATCAAAGCACAGGCTCAGGAGTCCGTCAAGGAGGCGCTTTCGCTGGCCTGCACGGAAGAAACCCTCAAAGTTGTAAAGGAGCGCCGGGCGGCGCTGAACCGTGACCGCAAGGATCTGGATGCCCGGCGCATGGCCGTGAAGAAGCAGATCATGCAGCCGTTTGAGGACTTCGACGAGGTTTACAAAGAATGCGTTACGGACGTGTACGGTCCGGCAGATGAAGCACTGAAGGGCAAAATCACGGACGTGGAAGCCGGACTGAAAGCCGACAAGGAAAAAAAGGTCAAGGATTACTTTGCTGAGATGGTCAAGGCCAGCGGCGTTGAGTGGGTCACCTATGAGGATGTCGGCGTTGCAGTCACATTGACCGCAAGCCTGAAATCCCTGAAAGCCAAGGTCAAGGAGTATGTGGAAAAGGTTGCGGCTGACGTAGCCTGCATCAACGGCATGGAAAATGCCCCGGAGATCATGGCCGAGTATAAGCTGTGCGGAAGTTTGGCTGTTGCCATTAACAGCGTGAGCCAGCGCAAAGACCGTATTGCCCGGGAAGAAGCCGAGCGCAAGCAGCGTCTGGAAGCCCAGCTTCGGGCACAAGAAGCAGAAAAGGCCGTTCTGGATGTGGCAGAGGAAGAACCGTCTGCGCCTCAGGTCATGGGCACCGAACCGCCCGTTATGGACGAGCAGGAGACTGAGGACTCCCAGAAGGAGAGCACGGAACAGGTCATGAATGCAAAGTTTGCTTTTATGGGACGCACGTTCCAGTGCCGCGGCACTCTGACCCAGCTGCGGGAACTAAAGTCTTTCGTAAATGACAAAGTCGATGAAATTCAGAAGTACATGGATTCCATTGGCATTGAGAATCAGGAGGTAAATAGCAATGGCTAAAGCAATGCAGCCGCAGAAAATGCGCTTTTCGCAGGCAATCCAGACTCCGATGTACAAAAATCTCGTAAATAACACGCTGGGCGATCCGGCGCGCGGCGCCCGCTTCATTGCCAATATCACTAGCGCCGTTGCTGTCAATCCGGAATTGCAGAAGTGCGATGCAGGCACGATCCTTGCTGGCGCATTGCTGGGCGAAAGCCTGAATCTGCAGCCCTCTCCACAGTTGGGCCAGTTTTATCTGATTCCTTTCGAGTCCAAGGCAAAGTACAAGAATGGCCAGATGATTAAGCCTGCAAGTGTCAAAGCACAGTTTGTGCTTGGATATAAGGGTTATATCCAGCTGGCCTTGCGCACGGGCCAGTACAAGCGCCTGAACGTGCTGGAAGTGAAGAACGGGGAACTGACCGGATGGGATCCCTTTGAAGAACGATTCCATGAAATGCACTTCATCGAAGATTTTGAGAAGCGTGCATCGATGCCGACCGTGGGCTATATTGCCCACTTTGAGTACATCAACGGCTTCGAGAAAACCCTGTACTGGACAGCAGACCAGATGATGGCTCATGCCGACAAGTACAGCCCGGCGTTCAGCGCAAAGGCGTACCAGAAGCTGCTGAATGGTGAAATCCCGCAGGACGAACTGTGGAAGTACTCCAGCTTTTGGTATAAGAATTTTGACGCGATGTCCAAAAAGACAATGCTGCGTCAGCTGATTTCCAAGTGGGGCATTATGACAGTGGAAATGACCACCGCCTACGAGCGGGATGGCCGAGTAATGATGCCTGATGTGGCAAGCGGCGAACTTCTTCCTGAAGTGCTGGATCCGGCAGAGCCGAGCCAGAAGAACGAAGCCGAGCCGCCCAAGATTGAGCGGACAGCAAAAACCATGGATCTGCCGGAACCGGAGGCGGACGCGGTGGAAGAAGCCGTTGATCTGGCATCGCTCTGATGGTCAGGTACAACATTATCAGCACCGGCAGCGATGGTAACGCCACGATTCTGGAAGATTTTGTGCTGGTAGACTGCGGCGTGCCGTATAAGGCGTTGGAGCCGTATGTTCCGAGACTGAAGCTTGTGCTTCTGACGCATATCCACTCAGATCACTTCCAGAAGCGAACCATCAAGCGGCTTGCCAGTGAGCGGCCGACACTCCGCTTCGGGTGTTGCCGCTGGCTGGTGCCGCCGCTCATAGCTGCAGGGG